TTGTAGAGAAGAATCAGATTGTTGATGGTAGTAACATCCGAGCAGGTGATGTAGTCATCGGTATTGAAAGTAGTGGTGTTCATAGCAATGGATACACATTGATCAATGATATGTTGTGGAGAAATTATATTTTCTATAAAGAGATGCCTGAACTGCTGGTTCCAACCACCATCTATGCTCGTCTAATCCAGCACCTATTGGATGAAGTTCCTATCCTAGGCATGGCACACATCACTGGTGGTGGTATCCCTGAGAACCTTCCTAGGTGCCTTCCAGCAGGTCTTACAGTTGATGTTGATTGGTCTGCTTGGGAGAGACCAGAACTCTTCAATAAACTTCAGAAGGCAGGAGATATTGCCGAGAAGGAGATGCGTAATGTATTTAACTGTGGTATTGGGTTCTGTTTGGTAGTTCCACAAGAAGTAGCAACACTAACTCAAACTCTGATTGCTGATACACCATTTGGTATGAAGTCTTGGATTATTGGAACTGTTATTGATCGGTAACAAACTTTTGCCATGGTTGATACAGAAGTGTATCACTATGATACACTTTTTCTAAATAATTTTGTAATGAATTAGGAGGCATCAATGAACTTCACCACCACTGCTTTAGCAGCTGGCACTCTAATGACTATTTTTATTGGAGTTCCCATTACTACATTTGTTTCTTAAACCATGGAAATTCTAGTAATTATCGCAGTACTCTCCGCAACAACATTCGGTACTTATAAAATGACTCCAATACAATGATAAATGATATTAAATCATCTGCTCTTGCATTTGTCTATGCCTGGGCAGTTATTCTCGTTCCACTTGTACTTGTATCGTCTATCGTTAGTTTAGCAAATCCGCAGACACAAGAATCTATCTAAATAAAGTATATCGTCGTCGCAGACGGGGAGGTAACTGGCAAAAACCAGTTGACACCTCCCCTTTTTATTGCTAAAATTTGTATGAAGGTGCTTTAGAGTATGTCTATTAAACTTGCTATTTTAAAATCTGGTGAAGATATAGTTGCAGATATCAAAGAATATGTTGATGATGAGGGCAATGTTGTTGCTCTTATTTTTGAAAACCCAGTAGCAGTAAAATTGTTTAGTAATAAATCTGTAGTGGATGCTGAAAAATCTGATGAGTTTTCTGTATCCTTTACCAATTGGATTCCACTGTCTGCAGAAACGACAATTCCAGTAGATAAAGATTGGGTTGTTACTATAGTTGAACCAGTGGATGTAGTAAAAAAATCTTATGAGGAGAGAATGAATGGAAGAAGAACAGCAACAACAGCAACTTCAGATGGACGAACCAGTAGTGATGCTTCTGTATCTGATGAACAATCAGATACTAATAAGTCTGATTGAAGAAGTTGCAGCAGAAATAGGAGACCCAAACTGTAAACTTACTAATCCTTTTATTTTAAATCAGTCTAGTGGCACCCTTAACCCATGGTTATCTGATTTTTGTAAAGGCACTGAATTTGCTATATGCTCAGATAAGATCTTGACTCTTACTGAACCAAATAATGAACTACTTGAAAAGTACAAAGAACTTACAAAATGAGATTTTATACCAACGTCTATGAAAAATTCAATAAAATTTTGGTCCGTGGTTATGATGACGGTAGGTATTTCCAAACAGAAGAGGAGTTTCAACCAACTCTTTTTGTAACTTCAAAGAAAAAAACAAATTTTAAAACTCTCGATGGAAGTTTTGTTGAACCAATTCTTCCTGGAAGAATTTCTGATTGTAGGGAATTCTTTAAGAAATATTCTGGAATAGAGGGATTTTCTGTTTATGGGAATGACAATTATAAAGCACAGTATATTTCAGATAGATATCCCGAAGAAGAAATTAAATTTGATATTAGTAAGGTTCGATTAGTTACGATTGATATTGAGGTTTCTGCTGAAGGTGGATTTCCTAATGTTTTTGAATGTGCTGAAGAACTCCTTACAATTACTCTTCAGAATTACAAGACCAAACAAATTATTTGTTTTGCAAATGGACGTGAATATAATAATACTCGTAAAGATGTAAAGTATGTAAGATGTTCTGATGAAATAGATTTGATTAAACAGTTTCTTGCATTTTGGGAATATGATACTCCCGATGCAATTACAGGATGGAACTGTGAGTTGTATGATATTCCATATATTGCTGGTAGGATTGAGAGACTTCTTGGTGAGAAAGAAGCACGTCGTTTGTCTCCTTGGAAAAATGTCCGTAAAAGGGAATTTGTTGTTCAAGGTAGAGAACAAATATCCTACGAAATTGCAGGAGTTTCTGTGATTGATTATTTGGATCTTTATAAGAAGTTTACATATAAGGCACAAGAATCATATCGTCTTGACCATATTGCATTTGTAGAACTTGGTCAGAAGAAACTTGACCACTCTGAGTTTGAAACTTTTAGGGACTTCTATACGGGAAATTGGCAAAAGTTTGTTGACTACAATATCAAAGACGTTGAACTTGTTGACCGTCTAGAAGATAAGATGAAGTTAATCGAACTTTGTATGACTATGGCATATGATGCAAAGATTAACTATAATGATGTTTTCTTTCAAGTTAGAACTTGGGATGCTATTATCTACAACTACTTGAAAAAAAGGAATATTGTAATTCCACCAAAAGATAGAAGTGAAAAAAATGAAAAGTATGCAGGAGCATATGTCAAGGAACCGATTCCAGGAAAGTATGATTGGGTTGTGTCTTTTGACCTTAACTCTCTCTACCCTCATCTTATTATGCAGTACAACATCTCCCCAGAGACGTTACTTGATGAAAAACATCCACAAGCAACTGTTAATAGAATCCTTGAAAAACAAATAACTTTTGAAAAGTATAAAGACTATGCAGTATGTGCTAATGGTGCAATGTATAGGAAAGATGTAAAGGGATTTCTTCCAGAATTGATGGAGAAAATGTATGCAGAACGTGTCATCTTCAAAAAACGAATGCTTGCAGCAAAGCAGGAGTATGAGAAGACTCCTACTAAAGCACTTGAAAAGGAAATCTCTAGATGTAACAACATTCAAATGGCGAAGAAGATTTCTCTTAATTCTGCTTATGGTGCTATTGGTAATCAATACTTCAGGTATTACAAACTAGCAAACGCAGAGGCAATTACTTTGTCTGGTCAGGTGTCGATTCGTTGGATTGAAAGTAGGATGAATCAGTACCTAAATAAACTGTTGAAAACGGATGATGTGGATTATGTTGTTGCTTCTGATACTGATTCTATCTATCTTAATCTTGGTCCTTTGGTTGACCGTGTATACAAAGGCAGAAAGGAGAGTAATGAGAAGATTGTGGGGCTCCTTGATAAGATCTGTCAGATGGAACTTGAGCCTTATATTGAAAGTTCTTACAAAGAATTGGCCAACTACGTAAATGCATATGATCAGAAGATGCAGATGAAACGGGAGAATATTGCTGACCGTGGAATCTGGACTGCTAAGAAACGATACATTCTTAACGTTTGGGATAGTGAAGGAGTTCGTTATGAAGAACCAAAACTTAAAATCATGGGTATTGAAGCAGTAAAATCTTCAACACCTGCTCCTTGTCGTCAAATGATTAAGGATGGTTTGAAGTTAATGATGAACGGTAGTGAAGATGACGTAATTAATTTTATTGAAGATTCTAGAGAAAAATTTAATAATCTTGCTCCAGAAGAAATTTCTTTTCCCAGAACAGCATCTGATGTGATGAAACATAAAGCATATGCAACAATTTATGGAAAGGGGACTCCAATCCATGTTCGTGGTGCTTTGTTGTTTAATCATTATATTAAGGAAAAGAAGTTGGATAAGAAATATGCTCTTGTTCAAAATGGTGAAAAAATTAAATTTTGTTATTTGAAACTTCCTAATCCAATTCGTGAAAACGTCATCTCATACATCCAGGAATTTCCAGTCGAATTAGGTCTGGACAAATATATTGATTATGAACTACAATTCAACAAAGCATTCTTAGATCCTATGAAGGTTATTCTTGATGCTATCGGTTGGAATGTGGAAAAAACTGTAACACTAGAATCTTTTTTCTCTTAATGGAATTACCTATCAACGACAAAGAATTGAATACTATTATTAGTGCTATGCGTCTCGGTGGAGATGCTGCACTTTATCAAAAATTAAAAACTATCAGGGAAATCCGTGAGGATAATCCTGGTGATGCTTATAAAAAAATTGCTCGTGAAAAATTTGGATTTGTAATTTAATGGACTTTTTAAAAGATATTGTAAAGGAGATAGGAGATGACTTTACCAAACTGGCAGCGGACATCGACGAAACCGAAACTTACGTGGACACAGGTTCGTACATCTTTAACGGACTCGTTTCAGGTAGTATATTTGGTGGTGTATCTGGGAATAAGATTACTGCCATTGCTGGTGAGTCTTCTACTGGCAAGACTTTCTTTTCTCTCGCTGTCGTCAAAAACTTTCTTGATTCTAATCCTGACGGATATTGCCTTTATTTTGACACCGAGGCAGCAGTTAATAAATCTCTTCTCCATAGCAGAGGAATTGATCTCAAACGTCTTGTCGTGGTCAATGTAGTGACTGTTGAGGAGTTCCGAAGCAAGGCACTCAAAGCAGTGGATATGTATCTCAAAACACCTGAGGGGGAACGCAAACCTTGTATGTTTGTGCTAGACTCTTTAGGAATGCTTTCTACTGAGAAAGAAATTAGAGATGCCCTTGATGAAAAACAGGTCAGGGATATGACGAAATCTCAACTTATCAAAGGTGCTTTTCGTATGCTGACTCTGAAACTGGGTCAAGCAAACATTCCAATGATTGTTACTAATCACACTTATGATGTCATTGGTTCTTACGTTCCTATGAAAGAAATGGGTGGGGGTTCTGGTCTTAAGTATGCTGCTTCTACTATCATCTATCTTAGTAAGAAAAAGGAGAAAGACGGGACAGAAGTCATTGGAAATATTATCAAAGCAACAACACATAAGTCACGTTTGAGTAAAGAGAATAAAACTGTTGAAGTTCGTTTGTTCTATGATGAACGTGGACTTGATAAGTATTATGGTCTTCTTGAACTGGCAGAAAAGTATGGTGTGTTTGAAAAAGTAGGAACCAGATATAAAGTTCCTGATGGAACTACCCAATTTGGTAAAACCATTATGGCAAATCCAGAAAAGTATTTTACTCCAGATGTAATGAAGCAACTGGATGAGGCAGCAACTAAGGAATATACCTATGGTTAAATTGAATGATTTTATATTTGTTGATGATGATAGTTTAGAAACAACGGTTTGTGATTATCTTATTGATATTTTTGATACGAATCAAGATAAACATCAAAGAGTTAATAACGAAAAAAAACCTAGTTATACCTATATTGATTTGACTGAAAATCATAAGGAAATAAATCAACTTAATATTCTTCATCAACATGTTGTGAATAAGATAATTCAAAAGAAAGATGAATACTATAAAGCAATGGATTCAAGAGTATTTCCAGAGGAACATGCTATTGAAAATATCAAGATGGTGAAGTACAATAATGACGGCAAAGATGGATTTGCTGCTCATACCGATACCTATGATATTGATACAGCAAAAAGATTTCTAGGTTTTATTTGGTTCTTGAATGATGTTGAAAATGGTGGAGAAATACAGTTTTGTGATAAAACCGTTTATCCAACACGGGGAAGATTAGTTACTTTCCCTTCAACTTGGACATTTCCTTACAAGGTAAATGAACCTGTTGATAAACCAAAATATATTATTACTACATACTTGCATTTTAACTAATGGAAAACGTTGAGACAACTATTCTCAGGAATTTACTTTTTAATAATGATTATTGCAGAAAGGTCTTACCTTTTATTAAGACTGAATACTTTGAAAACCTTCATGAGAAAGTAGTCTTTGAGGAGATTTGTAAGTTCATTGTTTCATATGAACAACTTGCAACAAAGGAAGTTCTTATTATTGAAACAGAAAAAAGGTCTGATATTACTGAAGATACATACAAAACTATTTGTGATTATGTATCTAATCTTGATGACAGTGCAGCAGATAGTAAGTGGTTGGATGATACTACTGAAAAGTGGTGCAGAGATAGAGCAATTTATCTTGCACTAATGGAATCTATTAAGATTGCAGATGGTCAGGATGAAAAGAAAAATCGTGATTCAATTCCAAGCATTCTTCAGGATGCATTAGCAGTATCATTTGATAATAATATTGGTCATGACTATTTCCAAGATATCGAAAGACGATACGACTTTTACCATCAAACTGAGGAAAAGATTCCTTTTGACTTAGATTTCTTCAATAAAATTACAAAAGGTGGTATTCCTTCTAAAACTCTCAATATTGCTCTTGCAGGTACTGGTGTGGGCAAGTCTTTGTTTATGTGTCATGTTGCCTCTTCTGTTCTTCTTCAAGGTAAGAATGTCCTTTACATTACTATGGAGATGGCTGAGGAGAGGATTGCGGAACGTATTGATGCAAATCTTTTGAATGTAAATATTCAGGATATTCAAACATTACCCAAAATGATGTTTGAAAGTAAAGTAAATAAGGTTAAGAACAAAAGTCAAGGCACTTTGATTATTAAGGAATATCCAACTGCGAGCGCACATAGTGGACACTTTAGGGCACTTATTAATGAACTTCAACTTAAGAAGTCATTTAGACCTGATATTATTTTCATTGATTACCTTAATATATGTGCTTCCTCCCGGTATAAGTCAAACATGTCTATCAATTCATATACTCTTATTAAGAGTATTGCAGAGGAGCTTAGAGGATTGGCTGTTGAAACAAACGTCCCTATCGTATCTGCCACGCAGACCACTCGTTCTGGTTATGGTAGCTCTGACGTTGACATTACTGACACTTCTGAGTCCTTTGGTCTCCCTGCTACTGCTGATCTTATGTTTGCCCTTATTTCTACTGAGGAACTTGAACAACTTGGACAGATAATGGTGAAGCAATTGAAGAATCGTTACAACGATATCAACGTGAACAAGAGGTTTGTTGTGGGGATTGACCGTGCCAAGATGCGTCTCTATGATTGTGAGCAATCAGCACAGAATGATATTCTTGACTCTGGTCAAGATGAGGAGTATGATAATGAAAAAGAAAATGCATCGATGAGTGACAAGTTTGGAGGATTTAAATTCTAATGAACGGATACTATTCTGTATTTAATTCTAGAGGAGAAAAGATTGCCGACTGCGGTACTGGAAAAGATGCAGTCAATCTCATGCATATGAGAAATGCTAGATGGGATGGGCATTATTATACTTTCATCCCTCTTCCAGGTGATATCATTGATGTAAATTCTACTAAGCAACTTCCTACCAAAGATATTGTCGTCAATATGGACGGTGGTGTTGGAGGCAGTTGGCAGGAAGTAGAATATATTGAAGTTGGTGGTCAAAAGATTCCAACACAACAAAAACTGCCCGAACATTGCCAAGAACCATTTATTCCTGATTTTCATGACTAGTAAAGTAAACACCGATGCATATCTTGAGTTTGTGAATGCCGTCACATCTCAACCCAGTCAAGATGCTGATGCCTTTGAGTATCGTATTCAAGAACTTCGTGGAGAAGGATTTGAAACGC